AATAGAGGTGGATTAGTAGGAGCAGTTAGTGTATTAGATAGATTAACTCAATCTGATAAAGATAAATTATATGAAGCAAAAGTAAATCCAATCGTACAATTCCCTGGACAAGGTATCGTTGTATTTGGACAAAAAACTTTACAAGATAAACCATCAGCATTAGATAGAATCAACGTAAGAAGATTATTATTGACTGTTAGAAAGTATATCGCATCTACTTCTCGTTACTTAGTATTCGAACAAAACACAGCAGAGACTAGAAATAGATTTTTAAACATCGCTAATCCGTATTTAGAATCAATCCAACAAAGACAAGGTCTTTACGCTTTCAAAGTGGTAATGGATGAAACTAATAACACACCAGATGTAATAGATAGAAACATTATGAAAGGGGCTATCTTCTTACAACCAACTAAGACAGCTGAATTCATTCAAATTGATTTCAACATTTTACCAACTGGTGCAAGTTTTAACGGATAATTTAGAAATTAGATATTTATAATAGAAACAATTAAATAAAAAGTAAAATGCCAGAAATATTAGAGTTTGACAAAATGTTCTATAAGAATTTCGAACCAAAATTAGGGAATCGATTCATTATGGAAATCAACGGAATCGAATCTTATCTTATTAAGACCGCAGCGAGACCAACATTCACATCGGAAGTTGTTGAATTAGACCATATAAACGTAAAAAGAAAGATTAAAGGAAAATCGACTTGGGATGATATCACTATCACTCTTTATGACCCAATTGTACCATCAGGTGCACAAATGGTAATGGAGTGGGTTAGAAGTTCACATGAGTCATTAACAGGTAGAGATGGATACGCAGCTTTCTATAAGAAAGATATTACGTTCTATCTATTAGGACCAGTTGGTGATAAAGTTGAACAATGGACTTTAAAAGGAGCATTTATCAGTTCAGCAAACTTCGGTGAGTTGGATTGGGCTTCAAACGACCCATTATCAATTGAATTGACTTTGGCTTACGACTACGCTATTTTAGAGTACTAATATTTGACTGGAAATATATAGAAAAGGGGATGCAGAAATGTTATCCCCTTTTTATTTTTTTAAAAAGTTAATATATATTAGTAAACAATATTAAGTTATATTATGGAAGAGCAAATCGAAAAACAAGTTACAAGAGGGTTAGCACCACAAACTGCACCGCAGTATTCAGCACCCAAATCTTATCCTTTCCCAACGGAAATTATCAGTTTACCATCAAAAGGATTAGTATATCCTGAAAGTAATGCCCTATCAAAAGGTGAGGTTACTGTTAAATTAATGACTGCAAGAGAAGAAGATATTCTTACTTCAGCGGCATTGATTCGTAAAGGTATTCAATTGGATAAATTATTAGAATCTATTGTAGTTGAACCAGGCGTTAATATCAATGATTTAGTTATTGGTGATAAAAACGCTATTTTGGTTACATCTAGAATTTTAGCATTTGGACCGGAATACGCAGCAAAGATAACTGACCCATTTGATAGAGAAGAAGTTGATATTACTATTGACTTATCTAATATTAAAATTAAAGAAGTTGATGAAAGTATTTTAAATAGAGATAATGAATATGATTTCTTTTTACCTATATCAAAGACCAATATCAAATTTAAATTAATAACTCATGGAGATGAGATGATTATTAATAAAGATATTGAAGCAAGCCAAAAGGCTCTAAAAACTTCAAATGAAATCACAACTAGATACAGAAGAATAATCATCGAAGTAGATGGTGTAAGAGATGCTGGTACAATCAGTAACTTTGTAACCAATCGTTTATTAGCAGGTGATTCTAAAGCATTGAGGAAGTACATATCGGATATAAGTCCAGATTTGGATTTAAAATTTGATTATACATCCCCTGTAACTGGTGAGACGGAGGCACTTCGTATTCCTTTTGGGATTGGGTTTTTTTACCCTGCCGACTGATTATAGTTCCTATCTTCATAAAAAGATTTTTCAAATGGCTTACTATGCAAATGGTGGGTTCAATTGGAATGATTTATACTACATGCCGATTAAACTTAGAGAATTCTATTATAGAGAACTTCTTAAAGCTAAAGAAACGGAAAGAGAAGATATGGAGAGAGCAAACAGCAAAGCAAAAACAAATTCTTCTAAAGTAAGAAGAAGGTAATTAATTATTTGTTTATATTTATACATAAACATAAAGAATAGAATATGTCTAAGAAAACATTAATAGAAGTTCAATTACTTGATAAGATATTCAGCTTTTTTGCAGGTGGAAGTAGTACTTCTACAAAAAATAAGTTTTTGAATACTATCAAAGATAAAGAACCACAATTAGGTAGAGCATTTGATAATTGGGAAAATGATTTCCAAAAACTAATGGCTAATACTCGGAAGATATATGTTAAACATGGCATGGATACTACCGAATTGGATAAGTTGGTTAAATCATATAAGTGATAATATAACATCCATATAGATAATGCCTAATAATAATCCCAAATCAGATTTACAAGAATATAAAAGAGTCAAAAAAGAGCTCATTGAATTACGTGCTCTAGGAAGTGCTATAACTGAGGAGCAACGAAAACAATTAGAAATAAATGAAAAGCTAGCTAGAGTACTTGGAAAAAAAGTAAAAGCTCAAGAACAATTTGCTAAAACATTAAAGGGCAATTTATCCGATTTTGAGGAAATGGATGATACTATGGTTAGTATCGGAAATCAGATTGGTAAAAATACTAAATTAGCAGAACAAACTTCTAAAAGTTTTACAAAAGTCAAATTAGTTGCAGCTAGTATTGTAGCTGAATTAGCAAATGGGGGTGCTACAAATGAAAAAACTGAAAAACAAGTTGAAGCAGCAGTGGGTGCATATAAAAATATGCATACTTCTATTGCACAAGCTAACAAACAGTATGCATTAGGTAACATAACAGCTGAAGAACGTAATAAATTAATTGAAGATGAAGCTGAAAAATATAAAGATATTGCCGGAGGTATTGATATGGCTAACATTTCTTCTGAGGACTTAAGAAAGCAATTGGAATTAATGAACAAGGAAAGTGAATCCTTTGCAGAGTCAATGAAACAATCTAAAATACGTGCTGAACAATTAGATAGCGCATTTGAATCATTTGCAGGAATACCAGCATTAGGTGAAGTAAATAAATTAATTAAAACAAATATAAGAGATACAGTGGCATTTAAAGCAGCTGTATTTGCATTAGGAGCAGCATTAGGAGTAGCAGCAATGGAATATTTTGGAGCTCCAATGAAAGCAGCACTACAAGCTGATAAAGAAAGACGTCAAAACGAAATCGATACGATAGGGGATGTTGCTAAATTAAGAAAAGATGCAGAATTTATACCTGCGCAAATAGGACAAGAAAGATTAGAAGCTGAAATTGAATCAACTAATCAAATAAATAATTTAATGTACGAAGCGGCATATGCTGGACAAAAGGCAGCAATTCAATTCAGTGCATCTATGCAAAGTGGAGCTGCACAATTTGAAAGAGCAGCAAAAACGGCATTGTTTGGTAATAAATTAGGTTCAGTTGGATATGGTGCAGCTCAATTACAATTAGCAGGAATTGGTGCAGATAAAATAGCATCAGCAATGGAAGCTGCAAGTGCAGCAACCGGTAAAATGCCAACCGCAAAAGCAGCTGCTGATATGGCAGTTATGGCTGAAAGAACCGGACAATCGGTAGATGATATATCAACCATCAACGAAGCATTTATGCGTATGGATGGTATGAGTGCAAATGTTGCTATGAATATGCAAGAGGGAATGCGTAATATGGCAGACCAGGCTGGCATTGGATTAGGGAACTTAATGAAGGAGGTTGCAGAATCTTCTAAGGAAGCATTAGGATATCAAATTAAGAGCGGACCTGCACTAGCTAAAGCAGTTGCATACACACAATCGATGGGATTGAACTTCGGTGATGTAGCTAAAGCAGGTAAAAATATGGTAATGAACTATAAAGATAGTATCAAAGCCGAAATGCAATTAAGTTCATTATTAGGTGAGCAAGTAGATTTATCAGAAGTAAGAGCTAAGTTTGCAGCAGGTGATACATCCGGTGCATTGGAATCATTAAAAGCACAAGGATTAGACCCTGCTGAAATGGATATGTTCCAACAACAGGCATTACAAGATTCGTTGGGTGGTATGGATTTAAGTTCATTATCCAAAGCAGCAAATAATACTGGTAAAGATGTATCATTATCAGGAGGAGATGCAAAAGCTGGTAATAAAGATTTCTTATCAAGAACCCAACAAGCGGAAGCTAGTTTAAATGCAAAAGAAGCATCGATATCAGCAAATAGTGCAGTATTAGATGCAAAGTTATCTCAAGCAATAGCTGATGAATATTTAGCATCGCCTGAATACGAAAACTATAAAAAACAACAAGCTGAAGCAGCAGTTGCGGCTCGTGAATTAGAAGGTTCGATGACAGATGCATGGAAAGCAACTGATGAATATAAAAAATCACTTTCTGATAGTATGAAATTAAATTTCGTAGATGGTATCAAAGAGAAATTACTTGACGGGGCAGCTGCAATAGGTGGTGGTTTATTAACAACCGGAATTAGTAAGATGTTCGGAAAAAAAGGTGGTGATGTTGCATCGATGGTAACTGGTGGTGGAGGCGGTGAAGAAGGTGGAGGTGGAGGTGCTGGTGGAGGCGGTGGAGCTGCAGAAGGGCCTATTGCAAGTGTAGCTGCACAAATTGAAGCAGCAGCTCCGGTATTAGAAAAAGCAAAACCATTAGGTAAATCGATAGCAGAGTTTGGTAAGGGAATAGGTAATTTCTTAAAAAGTGTTGGCGCGGGATTAGGAAAAGTAATACAATCTTTATTTCAAGGAATTGCAATGGGATTAATGTTCTTTGCAAATCCAATGGTTGTAGCAGGAGCAGCAGGATTAGCGGCATCAATTGCATTGGTAGGAGCTGGTATTGCAGCCGCATCTTGGATATTGGGTAAAGCATTACCTACTTTAGCTGAAGGATTTGTAGCATTTAATGATATAGATGGTGCTAATTTAGCTAGAGTTGGATTAGGTATTGGTGCATTGGGAGTTGGTATGGCAGCAATGGGGGTAGGTGCAGTAATCGGTGGTATAGGTAATTTAGTTGGTAGTTTATTTGGAGGTGGTATAGAAGATACGATTAAAAAAGTAGAAAAATTTGCAGATGCAAATATAGATGCGGCCAAAGTAAAAAATAATGCAGATGCAATCGTAGCATATTCAAAAGCAATGGCAGCATCTGGATTAGGAAATGCCGCAAGTGGACTTGGTAATATGGTTGGTGGTATTGCAAATGGTATTACAAAATTCTTTGGTGGTGATACTGAATTACCATTAGATAAGATGGCAAAATTTGGAGCAACACCTAT